GCAGGCCACCGAGGGCCAGCCCATACTCTCTGATATTGAGGCGCCGGCTGGCCAGCCTGCGCCGCCCTCGCCCGTCATCCCGATCTCGCGCCTGGCAGCGCCGCCCTCGACCTACGAGCAGGAGTTCGGCGGCCAGCAGCCGCAGTTCCAGCCGATCCGCCCCTATCCGGCGATGTTCGGCGAGGATACCGGCACCATCGGCGGCCGGCCCGACGACACGCCTTTCCGGCCCTTCGACCTGCAGCGCCTGTTCAACATCGGTATGAGCCAGACGCCAGGCGGCATGGTGCAGATGAGCGCCCGGCTCAAGGCCGAGGTCGAGAGCGTCTATGGCACGCTGAAGCCCGACCCGACCTACGATCCCTTCGCCGATAAGTCGATCCTCGAGTCTGGCTTCGGCCAGCAGATGTACCTGTTCGCCCACTCGCGCTCCCGCGAAGAGAGCCAGTACATCATGCGCTACGCCCGCGAGCGCGCCGCCGAGCAGACCTACGTCGCCCAGTCACTGGGACCGGCCCGGCTGACCGAGTTCGCCGGCTCGCTGGCCGATCCCTCGATGCTGATCGGCCCCGTCGGTGGCATCGGCTCGAAGGTGACGCAGCGGCTGGCCTGGGGCTACTTCAGCGCCTCGACCAAGAGCGGCGTCATGATGGCTGCCTCGCAGGCGCCGTTCCTGCTCGCCCAGCACCACTTCGACCCAACCTTCTACAACGACAACGTTTTGTTGCCGTTGGCCCTGCCGGCAGCCTTCGGCGTTGCCGCCGGCGCGCTGCGCCAGATGGAGCGGGTGCGAACCTTCAGGATGGGTGGCGATCCCGACCTTGCCAGCCGCAACGGGCTGCGCCGCCACATGGCCGAGACCGGGCGCGTCGATCCCATGCACGGCGATTACTTCGAGATCCACCCGCCGTCGGGCCGCTACAAGGAATGGGACGTCGTCTACCAGGACATCCCCGGCGAGCGCAGGCTGTACGGCACCGCTGCCAGCTTCGAGGAAGCGCAGGCAATTGCCCGGGCCGAGGCCGACCGCATCGCCACCTTCCGCCGCGCCACAGCGACGCCCGGACCGCCGGTGATCCCCATGGGCCGTCCCGGCACGGTGGTCGACACGCAGGAGCTCATCGACTGGTGGCAAGCCAGCGGTCGTACCAACCTCACTGGCGTCGAGTTTCCCGCCCGCATGACGCAGGAGAAGGCGGCCGAGTGGGGCGCCCGTATGGGGCTCGACCCCGAGGTGGCACCATGGGCACGCCAGACCGAGGTCAAGCCACCGGCGCCACGCCCGGTTGATCGCGAAGCTGGCGAGCTCCCGGCCGGGAAGCCCGGCGACGAGGCGATGTTTTCGGCTCACCTGAAAGAGCGCGGCGGGCAGATCCGGGCCCGTGACATCGACACGACCACCAGAACCAGCGGGCCTACATCATCGATCCCGAGGGCCGCGTCTGGCAGGCATCCTCGCCGCACCCGTGGCAGCAGGACCAGGCGGACATGCCGCTCGGCGAGCACAACCAGCTGTTCTACGGCTACAGCGACGAGGTCCGCAGGAGCCACGTCGCCATTACTACCTACAGCAACCATGGCGGCATCAGCTACGACCCCGAGAAGCTGACGCCGGCGCAGTCGCGACGCATCAAGGAGATCAAGGCCCGCTGGGAGCGCGAGAAGGGGCCGGACACCATGTATCTGGAGCCCCGCGACTGGAGCCGCGGCGGGGCTGACGTGGTGGAAGAGACCGGCGTCCTGGAGCGCGAACTCTTCCAGTCGGCGCCCGACCAGCGCTGGGCGCCCAACGACCTGCTGGAGTGGGCGGTGCGCGAGGACGTGCCGCTGACCGGGCTGGAGATCCCGACCCGCGAGCTTACCGAGGCCGAGGCCCGGGCCTGGGCGAAGCAGCACGGGCTCGATCCCGAGAGCCTGATCGCGCCAATCCGCCGCATGGAGCCACCCAGCGGCATGCCGGCCGGCTCGGTGCTCGATAGCGCGCCGCCAATCGGCGATGGCGCCGATGGCGTGCCGCGCTCGCTATCCGCGGCAGCGGTCTCCAACCGGGTGGCGCCGTCGGCCCTGCCCGGCCTGCTCGACCGTGAGGCGGTGGCCGAGACCGGCGTTGGTCTGGAGAAGCTGGGCTGGACGCCATACCTGCGACTGAAGAAGGCGGCCTCGCTCCACGCCCGCCGGCTGGTCGACTACCTGGTCGATGCCGGTGGGCTTCGCACCAAAAAGAACCAGCAGGGCATCCTGCATGGCATCGAGCCGGAAGCCAACGTGCTGCCGATCGAGACCATGATCCAGCAGAACCACAACCCGCCGCTGATGGAGGCGCTGCGCTCGATCCAGGACCAGTGGCTGCTGGCCCGTGGCAAGGCAGCCGAAGCGCTCAACGACATGAGCGATGCCGGCAAGGCGATCGCCGGCATGAAGATGTGGGCGACCGACAAGATGGGCCGCACCAAGGGTCTCAGCCAGGCCGAGTTCCACGAGCGCGTCGGCCGTGCCGTCGTACGCGCCGGCAAGGATCCGGTGCAGGACGAGTACACCGCCTTTGTCGAGGCGGCGGCGCCGCACGCCAAGGGCATCTTCGATCGCACCTCGCAGCACGCCCAGGACGTCGGCCTGTTCGAGAAGGGCTACACCGAGAAGCTGGAGAAGCTGCAGCGCGAGCTCGGGGCGCTGAAGAAGAAGGGCGCATCGGCCGACGAGATCATGACCGCCGAGGTCAGGGTCAGCATGGCGATGGATGCGCTCGACAAGCTGAAACGCCACGGGCCCACGATCAACACCGCGCCTGCCTACCTGCCGCGCTACTGGCTCGTGCACGAGCTGCGCGACCGGGCCAGGGACTTCCTCGACATCACCTCGAACTGGCTTGTCGCCAAGGGCGGCGTCACCAAGACCGAAGCCGACGCGATCGCGCAGAAGATCCACGACCGGCTGGCCAAGCTGACGACGCGGCCCGACTTGTCGGAAGTCAACCAGTACTTCGAGGAAGCGCTCACGCCGGGCTCGGCGCTGGCCCGCTCCTTCGAGATCCCCGACGAGCTGGTCGAGAGTTTCCTCGAGCGCGACATCAGCGTCATCCTGCGCCACCACGTCCGCACCATGGCGCCCGACATCGAGCTCATGCGGGCGCTCGACAGCACCGATCTGGAGAACCACCTCGAGCCCATCCGCAATGAGTATAAGCAGCTGCTGGAACGGACGGCGGTGCCGGAGGAAAGGCTGGCGCTGAACCGTGAGCTGCGCTCGGTCGAGGAGGATGTCTACGCGCTGCGCGACAAGCTGCGCGGCACCTACGGCGCCGAGAAGGATCCCCACAACTGGTCGAGCCGCACCATCCGGGTGCTGAAGAACTACGCCGTCTGGACGACGATGGGACTGAGCGCCTTCTCGCAGCTGGGCGACCTGTTCCGGCCGGCGATCACCGAGGGCCTCGATGCCGTCAACCGCTATGGCTTCGGCATGCTCATCGACAACAGCCGGGCGCTGATCTGGAAGATGGCACACCAGGAGCGGCTGTGGAGCGGCGATGCGCTGGAGCTCGTCACGTCGGCGCGATCGCTGGCGGCGTCCGATGTCGGCGATGTCTACATGAACCGCTCGTCCTTCGAGCGCAAGGCGAGCCAGATGACCGGCCTGTACTACATGCTCAACGGCATGAACATGGCCACCGACTTCACCAAGGACTGGGGCAGCGTGATCGGCCAGGGCGTGATGAACGACACCATCCTGCGCTGGTATCGCCACCTCGAGGGCAAGGGCCCGGCGCTCGACGACGAGGCCATGGCACGGCTGCGCTCGGTTTCGATCGACGAGGCGATGGCCCGGCGCATCGGCTACCAGCTGGAGAACAAGGGCGCCCGGTTCAAGTCGATCCTGCTGGCCAACAGCGGCGAGTGGGACGACGAGGCGGCACAGCGTTTCTACCGCGGTGCGCTCCTGCGTCTGCTCCACCGCACGGTCATCACGCCCGGCGTCGCCGACCGGCCCAACTGGATGTCGACCGAGCTCGGCAGCCTCGTCATGCAGTTCCGCACCTTCGGCGCCTCGAGCGCCATCCGCACGACCTACGCCGGCCTGCAGGAGAAGGGCTACAAGTTCTGGACCGGGGCCGCCGTCCTGGTCGGCGCCGCCGCGGTGATGAACGAGATCCGCAAGCAGGTGTTCTACGACAAGAGCTCGTTCGATCAGCCCTACATGGGCGTGCTGGTCGATGCCATCGACCGCTCCGGCGTGCTCGGCATCTTCATGGACGTCAACAACGCCACCGAGATCCTGAGTGGCGGCGACATCGGCCTGCGCCCGCAGCTGGTCGGCCGCGGCCGCCAGCAGCCGCTGAGCCGGGTGGCGAACAGTCTCGGCGGGCCGGTGGCAGGGCAGATCACCGCCGGCGTCGATGTCGTCGGCAACATCATGCAGGGCGACCTGACAGCCAACACGTGGCGACGGATGCGCGGCTTCGTGCCAGGGCAAAACCTGTTCTGGGCTGATCCGGTGTTCGACCAGCTGTTCCCCGCTGCCAACGGCAAGAGCGGCCGACTGTCGGAAGTCCACCCCGGCACGGTGCAGCAGCCTAAGGAGAAGTCCGTTCGCGTCGATCCCAAGGCAACCGCGTTCAACAAGCGCTTTCCGCCGCCACCGCCGGGCTCAGCGCAGGAAGCTGAAGAGAAGATCATCCTCTACGGCCAGTACAAAGCCGGCCTGGTGGATCGCGAAACCTACCTCAACGACCGCCACGCCCTGTGAGGCACCATGAGCCAGCTGACCATCCCTGACATTGCCCCGGTCGTCTTCTACGAGCTCGGCGCGCTGACCACTGGCCCCTTCGCCATCGACTTCCCCTACTTCGAGGCCAGCGACATCGTCGTCACCAAGGTGATGCCCGATGGCAGCCGCACGGTGCTGGCGCAGGACACCGACTACAGCGTCACCGGCGTGCCGGCCGACGATGGCTTCTCGTCGGGCGAGGTCGGCCTTGCCGTGGGCCTGTCCGACGTCGAGCTCATCATCGAGCGCCAGACGCCGATCGAGAAACTGACCAACTGGCCGACGACCGGCGCCTTCTCGGTCTACGCACTCAATACGATCTTCTCGAAGCACACCGCCTGGTTTCAGGAACTGCAGCGCCAGATCGACACCAGCCTGCAGGTGCCGCCCGAGGAAACTGGCGGCGATCTCGAACTGCCCGGCGTCGATGAGCGTGCCGGCAAGCTGTTGGGCTTCGACGACGAGGGGGCGCCGGAAGCCGTCGATCGGCCTGTGCAGGCGACCGAGACGCAGATCGGCGTGGCTGAGATTGCCACCCAGCCCGAGACCGATGCCGGCAGCGACGACTTGCGCATCGTCACGCCGCTCAAGCTCAAGCCGTTGGCCGATCGCGTCACCAACACAGAGAGTGTGAATGCGTCGCAGGGAGCGGCGATCATCGCCAATGCGGGCGCCATTGCCGACAACGCCGCCGACATCGCGGCGCTGGACACGAGGGTCGATGCGGTCGAGGCGCAGCTGGTGCCGGCCACGGAGTCGGTGGCTGGCATTGCCGAGATCGCGACCCATGCCGAGGCGGACGCCGGCACCGATGACAGCCGGATCGTCACGCCGGCCAAGATGGCGGCCTATGTCGCGGCCCATGCTGGCGGCGGCGGTGGTGGCTGGACGCCGGTGCCGGCCAGCGAGACCGTGCCTGGCATCGCCGAGCTCGCCACCCAGGCGGAAGCCAGCGCCGGTACAGATGACGAGCGCATCGTCACGCCGCTGAAACTGAAGACGATTACCGATGCGATCGTTGCCAGCATCCCGTCGGCGCCGCCCGACGCCAGCGAGACGGTCGAGGGCGTTGCCGAAATCGCAACGCAGGCCGAAACCGATACTGGCACTGACGATGCCCGGATCGTGACCCCGGCCAAGCTGGCAGGCCGTGCCGCCAGCGAGAGCCTGTCCGGCATCGCCATGATTGCGACCACGGCCGAGGCGGGCGCCGGCGTCAACGATGCCAAGATCATCACGCCCCTGAAGTTGCAGGAGCAGCTGGCTGTCCTGGCCGCCGCCGTGCCTTCACTCGTGCCGGACGCTACCGAGACCGAAAAGGGCATTGCTGAACTGGCGACCACGGCTGAAGCCGTGGCCGGCACCGACACCAGCCGGATTGTCACGCCAGCCGGTCTTGCAGCTGCGCTGGCGGCAGCCGGCGGCGGGATCATCAGCCGCACGGTGTTCGATACGTCTGGCACCTTCGAGAAGCCGTCCACCGGCATCATGGCCCTGGTGCAGCTGTGGGCTGCCGGGGGCTCGGGTGCGAAGGGCGCAACGAGCGCCGGTGGCGGCGGCGGTGGTGGCTACGACGAGTTCTGGGTTCCTGTTGCCAGCCTTGCCGATGAGGAAGA